TGTCTCGCAAGTGTTTGGAGCTAACGTAGCCGACCGCTTAAGCCTAAACGACCTATGGTTTAGAGACGCCCGCAAGAGCCCAGATGAGGTTTCTTGGGTACAAAACCAGCTTATTAACGTGCTTGGACCAACAGCAGGCTTGGTTATTAATAGCGCCGAGGCAGTTAAACAATATAACGAAGGGTACGTAGATCGGGCTATTGAGACTGCTTCTCCAGCCTTGATTAAGAACACGCTAAAGGGCATTCGGTTTATGTCTGAGGATCGGGCTACCAACCTAAAGGGCGACGAGCTCCTAGGTGATATTACAGGGGTAGAAGCGGGCTATCAGATGCTAGGCTTTGCACCTGAACGGCTAGCCCAACGCCAAAAAGCTAACATCGAAAAGAAAACTGTAGAACAGGATATTCTCAAGCGCCAGGCTCGGTTAAAAGACGCATTCTTCATGTCTATAGATAATGACGACGATGCCCTTTTAGAACGCACTTTAGACAAACTGATAAAGTTTAACGAGCGTTACCCAGAACTTGCTCTTGATGGTGAAGACTTAGTTAAGTCTGTTCGTACTCGTTACGAGCGTCGTGCTCTTGCAGAATCTATGGGTGGTATGACCTACGATAAACGCTTGATTGGCAGACTATCTGAGTTTGGTGGCTACGGCGACTAATAAAAAAACCCCTCCGAAGAGGGGCTAAAGTTGTTACCAACAAGGAAATAAATGAAGTAGCCATGGGCTACACCCAGATAATACTACCTAATCCGCCATACTCGCAACCCACGTATTCCCTTTTCTACAACAATTTGAGTCTTAATCCTGTACCCAAGACGCTTTGTGGTGCGTTTAACTTGAGTTAGGGCCCCTTCCGTATCCAAACAAGGTATAAAAAAGGATGACCCAACCACGAAGTTCTTCCAGTTAACTCTGAAGCTCAGACCGTGGATCAGCATCTTGTGGCGTATCCTGTGCTATTTCAATAAGTTGCTCGTCTTCAAACGCCTTAGCTGACAGGTCAAAAGCAAAGCAGTCAATAGCCCCTGATTTAATCTTGGTGCCCTTGGATATGCGCTTCTTCTTAAGCCCAAGGTAGGCTTTATCTACTTCCAAGGAAGTCAGCACATCCTTCAAAGTAATCTGGTTCTCGGTGCAGTACTTCCTGAACTGCTTGGCGTTAATGTACATTTCTTTAGTATCAGGCTCGATGCGGATATACAGCTTGTCCCATCTAGGCTCAACAATAGGTAGTTGTTCCATGCCAGTACGACCGTCGGCTTCGTCATTAATTACCAGTACAGTGCCACGATTCTCGTTAATAAACTCACTGATAGCGTCAGTTACACCCTTGGTTGGAGCTTTAATTTCATGCCGCATGACTTTAAGTTCTGCAACAATCCAGGTATATACCCTATGTATATCAAAATCAATTAACCCTAAATCCTTAGCAATTAAAGCGCCGGCGATATTACATGCAGCTACAGCCGACCAGAACCGCTCACGGTTACTCATATCAACGGCTTTATCAATACGCTGCTGGACTTGCATAACAAGATCCATGGCTTCTTCTAAATCAGTAACTAAATACTGGGCATACTTAACCCCTGCGTGTCCATGGTGCTCGTATAAGGCGTTGAATATCTCGTCGGCTTCTTGCTTAGACAGTGTGCCTGTAAGCTCAATCTTGTACTCTAAGAGGCGCATAAACTCGCCATCGGGGGTAGCTTTAAGGGATGATAGCTTGTCATAGAAGGAAGCATTGGAGCTAGTTAGTAAGATGGTGCCCCACTTAGTAGCATTTGCACGCTCAGCATTTTCGTGCTGTTTCATACGGTTTTTACCCCTACCTTGCGATGCAGCATAAAGTAGGTCTGAGAAATGATCGCCGCTCATCTTGGTAACTTCGTCAATAGTCACGGGTAGATTGTTCATAACCCCAAGGCGGTGGATCATGGAGTTCATTGTGTCCTTCCACTGCAACATAAGCTCTTCAGGATGACCCCATACGCTATTGCACATCTTCAAGATGGTTGACTTACCAGTGCCCGATGTATTGTTTACTAGGTTAATAATGGCACCCTTGAGTTTGAGGTGCTTAAGTAACGGGGCGCCAAAGGCGGTAAAGAAGCCAAAAGCATGTGGCTCAAACCCAGGCTGGTCGTATACCTTGACTATACGTTGCCATTCTTCAAAGCTACCTTTTGGTTTTAAATAGTCGGCTAATGAACCAGTGGCTACTGAAGGTGGGCTATACGCTACCTTTTCTGCTGAAACTTCTTGCTCACCAATAATAAACTTTTGATCCTTGTCGGCCCAACCAAACTGATCTCTCATAACTTCTAACTCCATTGAATGTTGTAGGTTTTTTGCTGAAGCAATCATGTATCCCATAATTGCATCCATTTGTTTCTTGGCGGCTATGACTCCAAAGTAGCCTAGCTTATCCCGTAGCTTTTCTGACGTCATTGCGTCTGTAGCCGACATGGCAAACTCTTTCATGCCGTCTTTTGGTAGGTGCAGTCTTATCCAAACTGACTCGCCTTTGGCAGGATCGTGCAGGCGTTTGACAATATACAGGTCATGCTCGTATATATTTATTGCGTCACTACCCCCATCGTCATCCCTAATCTCAATATAAACGCCGCCGTTCTTCCCCCTAAAATACGGAAATGGATACGGTGGTATATCGAAAACTTCCTCTTGACCAGTCTCCGTCGTCTCCACGATGACGTTATCTTCCGCAGCAGCAATTTCAGATCCGAGCTGCACCGGCGACGATATCTTGCCCTTGTGTTGGCAGCCTTCACAGCCTTGAGGATTAAGCTTCTCGAATGTTTGACATGTGTATGGCCCCTTCGTTTGATTAGCCTTACGCTCCGTGTTCTCCGGCGAGTACTCAGGGTGTGCCTCGGATATTTTATGGATGGCTTCATCTCTATCTACACAGACTGCCGCTACCGACAAGCCTGCTCTCCATAGTGGTTCTTCAATTGTGTCTTGGTTTATTGCAATATTCTCAAGCTGAGCACATCCTTGCCCATTCATGGTCTTAATCATGATGGTTTTGAATCGGCTTTGCTTGTTACCCAACAGGGCTAACGCAGATTCGCTGTACTGCCGAGGCATCCAGTCAGGCGCAACTAAAACACCTATGGTTTGTTTAATGTAACCATAGTCAATCTCAGGTTGTAACGCTAGTATGTTTACGTCTAGTGGTGGGTCTTCTTTAAAATTAAGTGTTTCTGATACACGTAAAATAGATGCGTTATCTGCGGTCCTGGATGGATCAGCATCAAAGCCGTGCTCTTCACAAAGCGCTTTAAGTCGCTCTGCTACTGGGCGCCACTCGGCTCTGCCGATTACTTCTTTAAGTCTCCAATACGCATGTATGCCCCGCCCCGAGTTAACCACGGATGGCAACGGCATATTAATCTTTTTGCAGAACTGCTTAAGCGCATCTAAACCAATTGCTTGGTCTACGTATGGCTTGCCTTCTCCGCAGTCAATATCTACCCAAAACGCTTTGATGATGTCGCCGTTAGGCTGAACCCGTCCCTCTTTGGGGTCTTTATATTTAGCACATGCAAAATACACATTGCATTTGTCTTGTAATAGCACATCAATTTGTGCTTCTGCCTCCACGAGAGTTGCGTGGAATGTTTGCACTGGTGGTTTTGACCCGTCCTGCCGTAAACCGACAATACAGTAATGCCCCTCTCCTTCGGGTGCTAGTACTGCGGTCAATAGATCTGTTGTTGCCATAGTTCCTCAACACCGAAAAAATAAGGACAGCAAGGGATTCGGCAATATCCCGATTCGCTCCGTCGAGCTAGCTGTCCCCGTAGACGTTAACTGCTTAGTATTTTCTCTATTAGTTCAATCTTGTCTTTGCGTGGGGTACCACTACCCGTAAACCATGTGTACATAGTCATACGGGAGACGCCAAATTTCTTAGCCATCTGTGATACTGGTATACCCTTTGCTATGCAATGCTTGCCAAGGCGAACCCCGGGGTGCCGAGGGTTGCCAGCTTTTATTGCTTCAACAAGACGGAGACTATAACCTCTTAGACTCATGCTTCTTCATCAGTAGACCATCCGCTCATCACGGCTTTCAGGTCTCGTTTAGCGGTCGGCTCAGCCTTTTTCTCTTCACGTTTCTTAGGCTCAGGGATTGACTCTACTTCAACTTCAACTTTGGATACCTCTGCCTTTGCTGTTGGTGCAGCTAGCTTAGGTTTAATACCGTCCGTTTGTGCAATTGTCATAGTAACTGCATTTTTAGCAGCTTGAGTTTCACCAAGTTTCTTGGCTTGCTCCCATTCATCCTTCTCAAGAAATCGCATTGGTTTAAAAAATAACTTACCAACCGTTGAGTCTTCATCAAAGCGCATCTCAGTAACCAAGCTATTTAAGTTGTAGCCTTGTGAGCCAACATACTTAGCGTATTGGTTAAATGGCATGTGCTCTAAATCACCAGGAGTTTTCATGTCATAAAAAATAGACTTAGATTGCAATGTCATTTGATAGACGTCACCATCTAAATCAGCCGCTAATGCTACTGCAACACGACGGTTCTTACGACATGCTTTGGTAGTGCCCTGACCTGATCCATTAATATCTTGTGGGCAGTCGCCACACGCCGCTGATTGCGGGGACTTAATAGACGAGTCTGGTTTTTCTCCATCATTAGACCAGCAGTCAGGTGGTGCAGCATCAGCTTTTGGATCCCATGCTTTAGCATAGAATGTCCTTGAGATATGCTTGGAAGCGTTAACAATAACAACTTCTAGCTTGCCAGTGTTAGTCTTGGACACTTCAGTGCCATCTACTTTAAGCACAAACTTGTTATTACCAAGCGCAATGCGTTTAACTTGCGAACCACCACCCGATAGGGCTTTGGTTACATCATCAAGTTCTACCTCTTTAAGGTAGTCAGGCAGTTGATTATTAAATAAGGCGACGTTACTCATTTGCTTCTCCTAACGATAATAGCGTATGTGCGATCCACATTTAAACCGGCGGGATGCAAATCCGGATTCTCTTCCAAAAACTGCTTCATATTGGTCTGATGAATTCTTTTCTCAAGCAAATCGGGAGCTTCATGTTCGTGTAAGAACTTGTAAAAATTTTCCCAATCGTTTGTCCAAAACCTGCTCTTAACCGACCGCATAGCAAGACCATGCTTAGTCTTAATGCTATCGGCATTTGTTTGTTTGCAGATCTCAAGTATTTCCTGTTCTAGTAAAGACAGCTGTTCATTGAGGTCAGCCTCTTTATCTTCTAATTCACGACGTATTTGGTCACGGGCGTCACGTATTTTAATATAGACTTTGACCAGTTTGTCCATATCGGCGACGGGTTGTACTACCGCTTCGGCATCATTCATTTTCGGTTCCTTGTTAAATGTCGGATCTA